ATTCTTTACAGTAAAGGGAGTAGATTGTTCCTTGGTTCATTGTCTGATAAGGTGCTGTATTTTTATGTATAGATAACAGGTTTTTTACTGATAGTTTGTTATACTTTATGGTTAAAAGAAGGTAAAAAATAAATGTTAGAATAAACACATTTGTCTCATTTTAGTGACGTATTTGTGTGCTTATAAATATCTCTCTACGTCGCAGTCTTAGGCGACCGCCTATCATAAAACCTCTGAAATGTCAAGACCCCCACTCATAAGCATCCCAAGACATTTGCAAAAAACTGATAAGGACTCCGAATAAATATCAGCATCTCATTGACATCTTTCCCATAAGATTGTATACTATACAAGTCAATCAATCGCAGAGGTTCTCATGGTTTCTTATTCACTAGCAAGGAAAAGGCGTGTAAGGATTACATTGGATTTTGATGTCCTGAGTGACTTTAATCCAAGAGATATTGACTTTGATAAGTTATTCAAATTGGAACCTAATGAGAGTGTAGAGAGTTACATTGAGGATTTCGATAAGGGGGATGATTCTTATCACTATCACGGGTGATTGTCCCCCATAAGTATCACCTACCCATAAGGTCCTTATGTTACACCAGACCCCTCTAAATGCCTCTGAGAGCAACAGAAACTCTACACAGGTCTCAGTGTAACATAAGGACCTTATTTCATCAGAATTAAAGTTACTCACCTTGAGATTGTCCCTAAGGTGTAAGGGTGAGCAACCCACACAGACAAACCACTAAGTTACACAAATGAGCACTAAGTATCAAGGTTGGACTAACTACGAAACCTGGAATGTAGCACTCTACATTAACAACGAGTATGACCTTTATTGTCTTGCTTGTGATTATGTAAAGCAGGCAAAGAAAGCAGGTGCTAAGGTATCTTATGACAACCTGATTCCTGCGATTGAGTATCGTCGTAAATCACAAATCACCCCTGACGGTGTACGTTGGATGAATGGTCTGATTAACACTCAGGAACTGGATGAAATGTTAGAAGAACTCGTTGCCTGAGTTCCTGTTACATAAGCACCACAATCTCAAGGGAATTAAAGTTACTCACCTTGAGATTGTCCCTACAGTGTAAGCAACCAATCAAACCAAACCAACAATGAGACCTTACAAAATTGCCCGCCTTGATGATACTGGAAACTGGAAAGTTCTTGCTAGTTTCACTACATACGAAAAGGCAGATGATGCCCTCGATAAGTATTCTGAGAAGTATCCAAATGCCTGGGTGGATATTCTTGACGGTGCCCTAACTCTCGCCGCCTGAGTATTACATAAGGACCGCCTAGTTCCTTATACAAACTAGGCAACACATTCCCACTCTGGTGAGCACTTTATGTGTGAGGGTTCGATTCTCTCAGTGGGGTAAAAAACACACACTTTGATTAACACTTTCATCATGCAATTCGCTATCTCCAACAGCACCGCTATCGAGAACATTGCTCTCGAAGATAACACCGCTACCGTCACTTTCGCTGGTGGTCGTGACTACGATTACACCGTCAACGATGTTACTGCTTTCGTAACTTCTCTGACCAATGTGATCGAAGGCGGTCAATCTGTCGGTCGGTTCGTGAACCAATCCGTCAAGAATGAGACCCTGAAAGCAATCGCTGCCTGAGGTACATTCGTGGGGTTAGTAACACTTACTGCCCCACACTAAGTTTAACATAAGCACCACACTTTCGTCAACACTTTTCTTCGTTATTATGTCCCGCAATCTGATGCTTACTCTTCTCTCTAAGGGTAACACTGGAAACGACATTCTGTCCATCCTCGATGCTATCGTTCGTGATGATTCTTCGTCCTCTGATGATACTCAGGGCGGGGCAGTGAGTTACACTACGGGGGAGGCAATCGCGTTCTAATGTGATGCTAACTGTGTGTCCCTTATGTGTTATTCGTGAGGGACACTTATTCGTTATTCGTGATAACACAGTCCCCGCGATTAGGGGTCTTATGTGTTAGCGGGCGGTGCGTATATAAAAACCCCTAACTACCTCAACCTACACTGTATGTCTTTTTCGACATAAGTATCGAACGCATAAAAAAAATTTCCCAGATTTATAAACCCTCTGAAACCCCTTTGAATAATCCCCATGAGAAAACACCGTCCGTATTGGAATTTTTATAAGGTAGTCTTAGCGGGATGGGCAATAAGGTATCCGAAATTTTTTCTGAGATTACTGGGAGTGCCTCTAGGGATTTTGATAGTTATGGTATATAATGCGCTAAGGTAAATAGAAGTGGAGGAAAAAAATCCCGGAAAAATTTTTTATGAGTGAGAAGATTTATCACATATACGCAAAAGGAGAGTGTATCTATCATTCTCTGAGTAAATCAGAGTTTGACTTTACATGGGATGCTCTGAGTAAGTTAGTTCAAGTATTCTCAGATTATCAAAGGGAAGATTTAACATTTGAGGAAGTTGTGAGTAGTAAGAAAGAGTTTGCAGAGTCATCTTATTGACTCTATTGACAAGAAATAAATAAGGTATTAAAATTGAATTGAGGTTTTTATTCTCTTATGGCTAAAGGATTTACAGTAAAGGCAAAAGCGCCTGAGAAAGCATCAAAGGAACCTGAGTGGGACTATGATGCAATTAAAGAAAGAATGAAAGGAAAGGCAATTGTATTTTGTCTACCTGGACGAGGAGTATCATATGTCTTTCTGAAGAACTTTGTTCAACTGTGCTTTGACTTAGTACAGAATGGAATGAGTATTCAGATTAGTCAAGATTATTCATCGATGGTGAACTTTGCAAGATGTAAGTGTCTTGGTGCGAATGTTCTGAGGGGACCAGATCAGATTCCTTGGGATGGTAAGTTGAACTATGATTATCAGTTGTGGATTGATAGTGACATTGTTTTTAGTACTGAGAAGTTCTGGCAATTATGTGATCTTGCATTCCCTGCAGAAGCAGTAGAGGATGAGAGTAAGAAGCGTGAGATCACTGCTGGTTGGTACATGACTGAAGATGGACGTACTACATCAGTTGCTCATTGGTTGGAAGAAGATGATTTCCGTAACAATGGTGGAGTGATGAATCATGAGACTGGAGAAACCATTACGAAGCGTCGGAAACCATTTACAGTTGATTACACTGGATTTGGATGGGTGATGATTCAGAATGGAGTCTTTGAAAATGAAGAGATGAAGTATCCATGGTTTGCTCCGAAGATGCAAGTCTTTGAATCTGGTGCAGTTCAAGACATGTGTGGGGAAGACGTATCTTTCTGTCTCGATGCGATTGAGGCAGGTTTCAAAATCTGGTGCGATCCACGGATTCGCGTAGGACATGAAAAATCAAGAGTCATCTGAGTTATTCAACATACTCTATGAGGGTGATGTCATACGTTCTGAGTTGACGTATGACGAAGTTACAGAAGCACTTGACGAACTAGCATCAGAGTATTATGATAATAATGCTTATGATCCACAAAAAATTGAATTGGAGTTTTTGAATTATGGCAAAGATTAAGAAGTCGCTGATGGGTTCAGCATTCATCGAATCGCAACCCAAGAATACCCGTCAGGGTCAAGGGAAGCACACGAAGTATGCTGCATCCAGCAGAAATAATGCAAAGAAGCGTTATCGTGGTCAGGGTCGTTGAGACACTCCACCTAAGGCACTTGAGACCCCCTCAGAGGGGTCTTTTTTTATGTCTGAGTATCTTTGTGTTCTTATGAGTGTTTATTGTTCTTATGGGCGCTTTTCTGCTCGCTAAGAAAGCGGAAGCTCGTTCTGGAGGGGTAAATAATAAAAACATAACGTTATTTAATTATGTCTACATTAATTTGTAATCTTCCTTCAGAAGAAGTCTGGGTTCGAAAGGAATACCTTACGGATCATCAGAGTGGTCATGGTGAATTTGTAAAGGGAGTATGGGTATCTTGTAAGAGTATACCTGGACGTGCGTTTTATTTTGAAACTTATCTACCTGAGTATGCTGCGATGTATGATAAGTTGCCCATCAGTGCCTTTGTAAGTGAACCTAAGACTCCTGAACCTGACATGAACCTTCCGAACTTACAGTTTTGGAATTGTATGGACTATGGAGTCGTCTCTATATACAAGCAATTCATTGGTTCAATGGACTTTGAGTTGTATACAAGAGACCATGGTATTCAAAAAGGTACTTATATTTGTACGATAGATAATTATCATCAGGATTGTGACATGATTGACTATGCAACAAGTGAAAATCCTGCTGAACATAAGTCACATAACTTGATTTCTTTAGATAATGGGCAGTATGCACTCTATCCAAACAATAGAATGCGTATTTTTGATAATAGTTTAACTCCTGTTGACCCTAAGATGCCTGATTTTAAGGTTTCAACGCAATATTATCAAGTTGAGAATGGATTTGAACGTCTTGGGATGGGTCAAGAGGATGAATACTTCTGGAAAACTGCCCAAGAACGTGAAAAATGTGAAAATTGCGGGCAAAGTCCTTGTAATCCACGATGCATCAACGCAACCTAAAGGAGAATAATGGCAAATTCACCAAATCCAGATAGAGATACAAAGTACATGATGGATACTTGGGGAACAAACCGACTTATTACAGACTATGTAGTAGAGATAAAAATGGAAGAAAAGATGCTTAGAGAGATTAATGAAGATGAAATGACGCCTAAAAGGTCAAATAAAAAGAAGGAGACTGAACTTTTTGAGCGTTTTGACGACTCTGGAGAAGTTTTCGAAAGAGAAGGTGATTCAGAACCTCTTTTTGGGTGAATAAATAAGATAGATTTATAGGTTTTTAATGCCTTTAGAACGGGTCAGTAGAGGATTTAAAGACATCAGTGGGTCATTTTTAATGAATCCATTGAATAATGACCTGATTGCACTCAAAAACGAGACTGCAATTGCCCGTTCTATTCGTAATATTGTATTAACTCAACCTGGTGAGAGACCTTTTAATCCTGAATTTGGAAGCTTTGTCTCAGATTCTCTATTTGAGAACATGAGTGATGTTTCTGCAGATACAATTAGAGGTCAAATTAAAGAATCTATTAATCTGTATGAACCAAGAGTTGATTTAATTGATGTTAGAGTAAGTCCAAATTATTCTACGTTAGAATTTGACGTAACAGTAATTTATACAATCATAGGCATTAGTGCTTTACCGCAACAATTATCATTTGCATTACAGCAAACACGATAGATGACATTAGCAAATTTTTCAAATCTAGATTTCGACCAAATAAAACAAACAATTCGAGATTATATAAGATCGAATTCAAGTTTTACTGACTATGACTTTGAGGGGTCAAATCTTTCAGTCATTATCGATACGTTAGCTTATAACACATACATTACCTCATACAATGCTAACATGCTTAGCAATGAGGTTTTTATTGATAGTGCCACCTTAAGAGAGAATGTAGTTTCTCTTGCGAGGAACATTGGTTATGTGCCTAGATCAGTAACATCATCAAGAGCAAACATTAGTTTCTTTGTTGATATTACTGATCTTCCAATAAACAACGAGACAGCAGAAAATAAACCATTAAAATTAATTCTTCAGAAAGGAATTGTAGCAACTACAAATTCTTTTGGTACTGGAACATCATCGCAATCATATACGTTTGCAATTCCAGAGACTATTACTGTACCTATTGTCAATAACATTGCAGAATTTAATAACATTGAAGTTATTGAAGGAACTTACATTACAGAATCATTCACAGTTGATACACAGATCCCAAATCAAAAATTCACCTTATCCAACCCAAACATCGATACTTCTACTCTGAGTGTTTATGTAAGAGATAGTGAAGGATCTAGTGTAATTAGAAAATTCAATTTAACTAATACTATTTTTGATGTTGATTCAACATCTAGAGTATTTTACATTCA